TCGCTGCCTTCGCTGCATTGCCTTTCGCAGCATCCTCTTGAATTTTTTCCCGGAGTACCACGGCCTCCTTCTCCTTCTTGACCTCGGCCATCATCACATTCCTCCGCACGAGTGCGTATTGATACTCTTGCTGAACTCGTGGGTCGGTCTTGGCATAGTTCTCGGCTGCATTCTTGAGTGCATCGAACGAGGCCGTGGTTGCTTGGAGGGTTCTCCGGGCAGCATCGGCACGAGTGACCTCTGATGCCTTGACTCCTCGCTCGGCAGCGATGGTCACTTGCATCTGCGAGATTTCCATCTCGGCATTGTACTTGATGTTCTCCTTTATGTTGCGAATTTGCTTTGCAGTATATTCATCGCTCGACAATGCGACTTTATCGTATGCCTTCCGAACTGACCTATCCCAAAAATTGAACGAGTCGAAGAGATACTTCAATGCCGGGCCAACGATGCCGGAGGCATCCTTGCCTCCTTGCTTGATTGTGTTGAAGAATCGCTCCATGGATGCACCGAGCGAGTCAGTTTGCTCAAGCATCTGAGGCCCGAATGTCTGCTGCATCTGCATCGCCAACAATGGCAACACATCCTTCGCCATGACATTTCCGGAGGAAATCATCTTATTGAGTTCAATCTCAGAAACACCGATGGCATCGGCAGTCATTGCGAATGCTCCGGGAATCCTCTCTGACAATTGGCCACGGAGTTCTTCCGCTTGCAGCACACCTTTCGAGAGCGATTGCTGCAATGCCCGGAATGCACCATCCATCTGCTCGGCAGAGAGACCCATTGCTCGTGATGCGACAACAACGGCCTTGAATTGCTCGTTGGTTGCCTCCACGGATTGTCCGGACAAAATCGCAGATGTTGCGAAATCCTTGTATGCTCCGGATGCCGTTTCAAACGAAACTCCGATGTTGTTGGATAATGACTTGAGTGATTCGATTTGCGCTTGTGCTGCTGAACTCGACCCGGTGAGAAACTTGAATTGAGCATTCAGCGATTCAACTTGTCCTCCCATTTTCGCCATGGCGATGGTGGTTTCATAAATCTCCTTGGCAAGATAAATTTTGCCTCCCAATTTGACCATGTTTGTCAATTGAGTCAGCATATCGGCTTTTCCTCCGGCCGATGGCATCGTTGGCATCTTGGTCTGAGCGAGTTGCCGTTGGAATGCTGCTGCTGCTGCTTGATTCTTTCGGAGTTGCGCCTCGACTCCGGAGAATCCGGCTGCTGCCTTATTCCCGGCAGAAACGGCCTCCTTTCCGGCCTCCTTCAACGAATTTGTGAATGCCCTAACTTGAGATTGCGATTTACCAATGGCTGCACCGAACTTGACTGCTCCGGTAGTTGCCGGGCCAAGTCCGGCCGTGGAATCGCCTCCGGTCTGCCGTAGATTCTCTTGAAATTTATCGAGTGCTGCGTTCGCTGCTTTCTCTTCTGCCGTTAGCTTATCGAATGCCTCCGTTGCCTTGGACAATTCAGAGGAATCGACAACATATTTAATTTTGACCTCATTCAACATGGGTTCATGCGTTTTCGCAAAAGTAAAGAAAAAAGGTCGGCATCGACCGACCCATTATTTACCAATTTTTCGATTTGCCTCCCGGAGTCTTGAGTTCTCCTTTTTCAACTCGTTGAGCCATGTGGAGTAAGTCAAGTAATATTCGTATATTGGTTTTTCGACCAAGCATTTAATCTTTTGTGGGTCTCCATCTCCGAAATGATAGATTTCGACAAATCTTCGCCTAAACTCCCGATGGATATAAGTGAAGTAATATGATTTATCGTGTTCATCATTCTTCTGCTTTCTGCCTCCAAATAGGTCGGAGAATTCTTGCTCAATTCTCGTAAAGAGGGAATGAATTCTGAGTCCGGCAGACTCAAAAAAAAACCCGGCACATCGTTGTGAGTCATCCAATGCTTCATCTTTGCCTCATTGTATGGATACTGATAATCCAATGGATTCTCGCCCTCATCAAAGTACATGACCGATGCCAACTTGAATGTCCGAGTGAACGAGAATGACATCGAGAGTTGCTCCTTGAGTCGGTTCGCTAAGATTCCAATCTCATACAACTTCTTGTCTGCCGGAGTTCGTTGGTTCATCACAAGTTGAATGAGCGACTCATTCCATGATTGCAGAACTGCCGGGTTGATTTGCCACAATTCCTCCGTGAGAATATCCCTCGCTGCGATGGCTCTCTGAAATGGGATGTTCACATCGGCCGAAAATCGGAAGTAATTGATGCCACCGGAAGTGAATGCGAACTCGATTTGGTCATGTCGCTCCTTCGGTGCGATTCCGTTGTATCGTGGCACTCCGGGAATCACCGGATTCACCACTCCACTATCTCGACCGGAGGAATCAGTTTTCGAATCACGAAAAAATTTAGACCTAAAAAAAGCAAGCATAAAGCAAACGATGAATCAAAGAGGAAAAACGAGATGGCGATGTACTGCCATCCGGCAGAGCAATACGGACATTCACCCAATGGTTTCGCCAAGTTCACCGGGAGTCTCTGCAATTGGCAGAGATACCACCGACCAACCGGATGGTCTTCCATCAAGAAATTCAAGAAATATGACAACATTGCGCTCATTGTCGCAATCGTTGCTTGGCATAATAATGCAGCAACCTCTGCGTTTCCCTCCGCAAGATACTTGATACTCATGTTCTTCCATTTTAGTAATCGAGTTTGAATTGATTTTGTAATGATGTTCCGGCAGTCACTTGAAAAATCAATGATGTCACCGGGTCTCCGGATGCTTGAAGTTCAACAATCTCCAATGTTGTCGGATTGAACATAAACACCTCGTAAATCGGAGAGCCATATCCGTTGATGAATCCATCCGGAAGTTCTTCATCGAGAAAAATGGTTGCATAACCATCAATAACAGACTTGGTCACCTCAACTACTGAGTCTCCCTTGTATATCCGAATCGTGATGGTTGGCTCGATGTACGATTCCGGAATCTTGATGAGCAATTCAACCGGGCATCCAACGAACGAATCGCAGATGCGAAAACTATTCTTGCAACAATTTACCATCGAACTTTGAGAGATTATATTCCCCGGCAATTTCGGAAAAATTCCCGAAAGAAAAATATCGCCAACAATCGAGTGCGTGAGACTTGTCCGGGTTCTTGGTCTTCCATGGGTCGAGTGAGAGTCTTCGGTCAACCTTGGCCTCCTTCAAGTCAATGATGAGGTCACGGCAATTGGCCCGGCTGATTTGAACCCGGCACTTCGAGAACACCAATGTGTCCACGATTCTCGTGTTCAGATGGCTCGGTGCTGAACGCATGATGGCCATGACATTGTCCGGAAGACTCATGTAGTTCACGATGAGTTGATATGCCGATACATTGCCTCTCGTGGTTGCACTCCGGGAGTTTCCGGCCGGGTCTCCATGGATGATGAATCTGCGACCCGGATAATCGCTCTTGATGGTCTCGCAGAGGTCACCGAGGTCTCCGATGCGATACACCTTGAGAACATTGATTGTCGCATAATACTGATGACCGGGTTGGTTCTTGGAATACTGAGCCACCACGCAAGTATTTGTGACATTGAAGTCGAATGATAGATGAATGTTGAACGATGGATGTGCCTTGATGTCACCATCCACAACATGGAGTTGCTCATCGAAGTTCTTTGCATAAAGCGATTCCCTATCCCAAATTCCCCAATTGCCGTTCGCATATACATCCCAATATGTGAAGTCAATCTCCTTGAGTGCCTCCATCCGGATTGGATACTCGGCATCGAGAAACTGCAACGAGTCTCGATAGGTCGAATGAGCGATGAGTATCTTGTCTCGCTCCAATGCCGGAGGATTGTCGAAGAATCGCTCCTTAATCCAATGTGAATCGCTGACCGGGTTGAATGTAAGGAAGAATCGTTTTGGATGCTTGCTCACTCCCCGGAGGCGAAGAGTGATTTGAATGTAATCATCCTTCGTGAATTCCGTGGCCTCCTCCATCCAAATGAATTTCGCTTGAGTGAGCGACTTGAGTTTTTCCGGATTATCCACTCCCATCATGATGATGCGATTCGTGGCATACCGAATCTCGAAGAGGCCATCCAAGCATCGCACGAGACCATCCAATCCCCACTCGCTTATCTTGTTCTTAAAATCGCCATACACGGAGTTCCGGATGGTTGCAGCGACCTTCCGCAGAACAACGAATGTCTGATGCTGATTCGTTGCATCATCGAGAATCTGAGCAAGGAGGAACTGAATCATGGTTTGCGATTTCCCCGAACCAGCACCACCATAGAGAATATTGTGAATCTTCGGCCGGGTTATCGCTCCGAGATACTTCTGATTCCACAATCGTGGATTGCTGATGTCAATGACTGCCACGAATCAATCCTCGCTTGTCTCATCCTCCTCTCCCGGTGGTTTCGGCATGATGACCACATTGGTTGAACCGGAGAGTTCGATGCTCTCCTTGGCCTTACCATAGGCCCGGTCGATGATGAACTCAGCGGCACGGACATCTCCTTTGATTGCCTTGTTTCTCATGGCCATCATGATGGCCTCGGCAGCACTCTTGCCGTTTTGAATGTCACCAAGTACCGAGTCCATGATTGTCTTCATGGATGGCAGTTTCGGCCGACCATTCGGATTGCCGGACTCGCCTTTCTTAAATCGATTCCCTTTTCCACGGATGTTCTCGAAATTCCCTTTCATCGCTTTGCTTCCGCTTTGTTTATCTCTGACTGATTTTTGCCGGGATTCCGAACCCGGATAATGCTTGAGCGATTAGCGAGTGCGACCTCTGAGCCTCCTCCTCGGAGTTGAATTGAATCACGAGCGACTTCCCGGATTCGCTCTCGAAATTGGATGTCTCCTCCTCCAACGATGCCTCCTCGCTCTGCCATACATTCATTCCCCACTCCTTGAGTTCCTCGGCATCCCAATTGTTTCCGAGGTCATCCCAATCCCATTCACCATGGCTGAGATTATCCTTGATGATGAACTCTCGTTGCTTCTCCTCGCTCCAATCGACTTGGATGATTGGGCATTCCTTCCATCCGGCATCCTTCATCGCCCGGAATCGCATATTGCCTCCGAGGATGATGTTGTCTTGGTTGATGATTATCGGCCGGACATCGGCCATCTCCGGGAAGTCCTTGAGCGACTTCACGAGTTTGTGAAACTCATCATCCTTGATGATACGAGGATTCTCCGGGTTCGGTTTGACCCGGTAGATTGGCCATGTCATGATTCGTGTTTCCTCGTTCAGCATCGATGCTCTCTGATGATTTCCTTGAGTTGTCGCTTCTGCTCTTCCCGGCTCTCGATGAAGTCTGACATGAGTTGCCGGAGTTTGTCTGCTGCCTTGAATTCTTGACCACAAGCAACGAGCCATCGGTCATGGAAATCACGAGTCACTTGGACTGAGACCTTAGTATATTCGACAAACTCTCGTGGCTCTCTTGGCATTACATCTTCTTTTTCTTCGCTGCCTTCTTGGCTTCCTTGGCCACGGAGAGAGCGATTGCGACTGCTTGCTTTTGTGGCCTTCCGGCTTTCATCTCGGTTGAGATGTTTTTTGAGATTGTCTTCTTGGAATATCCTTTTTTCAGAGGCATGGCGATTTTCGTTTTCACAAAAGTAGAAAAAATCTAAAACAAAAAATCCGGGTAAAACCCGGACTCTTTGCCTCTGAATCATATGCAATTCTAAATACCCCGAATAATAAGGTTTGGCCGTGGAACGGCATTATCCTCTATCCATTTTTTTTCTTGTACGGCCTTACCATACACGAGGAGAGGTCGGCCTCTCCGGTCTCGTGCCGTGTAAAGTTGGTCTGCCCCGGTCTCGGTGATTTTGAAAATTCCGAACTTGGCTCTCATATCCGTGATGAATAAGGTTCACGAATGATTTCCCATGTTCCGGCCGGAGTCAATCCCATTGGGATGTTCTTGACATCGTTGTCGATGATGTCATACACGATGACCTCATCGGCATGATAATCCTTGACATCAAACCCGATGACCACGAAGTGATTCGGGATGCCGGACTTGTTGCCGGACTTGGCTCTGAACTCCGTTCCGAACGGAACTGAGGAGTCGATTGTGATTTGCTTTTTTGCCATTTTTGAAAGTAGAAAATGGGGAGGACTGCTCCTCCCCGGTGAAACTTAGAAACAAGATTTGAGGTCAGAAACAAACATCGGATGAACCCGGCAATCCCAACCGGATGAATACTTGAGTGCCGAGAAAATTGTCTGACCTCCGGATGTTACCTTTTTGTGAATTGGTCGGTCAATATCGACATCGCCTCCCAACTTCTTGAGGCGAGTGATGAACTTGCGAATGGTGCGACCATCCAAAACTGCGATTTCCATTTTTGCTTGATTTTCCATTTTGAAATTTGAAAATGGGGAGGATTGCTCCTCCCCGGTGAAACATTAGGCTGCAATGATTTTGAAGTTGAACGCATCGGTTGCATTGGCCAATCCTTGGCTCTCCTCAGAGCCAAGGTTAAGGTCTCTTGGAAAACCCATCTTCAAGAGTTTGTTCCAAACGATTTGTCGCTCTCTACTTGATGCGAAAACTAATACTTGACCATCTGAAAAAATAATCAAATGACCCGACTGAGAATTGTAAGCCATTGAAATTTTTCCGCTTACTCCCGATTTTTTGATTTGCAATGTTGTCATGTCTTTAAATTGGTTAGTGTTAAACATGAGGCAACATTACTGCGAGTTTCTGAAACTGCAAAATATCAGAGCAAAAAAAATGAAATATTTTTTCCGGCAGATTATATCCGCTTGAATTTCTTGGCCTTAGACTTTACCGATTTGTTGCCAACGCATCCCCATGCTTGCCTCGATAACTCGTTCGGGCATGGGGTTGTCTTGGACTTACACTTCGGAATTCCGGCCGACCGAGTGCAGTAAGCATCGCCCTTCTTCGTGCCGGGAGCGATAGAATATCCCTTCGCCCCGAACTTGATGGTCTTGCCGTTGATGGTGGTCTTGAACTTTTTCTCTGCCATGGTTTATCGGCCTTGGCCTCGGTACTGCTTTTTTCGTGAATCCTTCGGCCTCCGGGTCTTCCGTGGTTTGCCTTCTCTGCGTTTGCCGAATGTGGTCTTGGTCGACCCGGTGGATGCCTTGGATTTCGCTGCCATGGTGCGAAGTTACTAAGTTTTCATTTTCGCAATGACTTCATTTTTGGCCCGGAGATAAAACATCACGGCCTCGAATAATTCGGCAGTCGCTCGATGCTTCCGGGTTGTGACTCCGAGATTGGCTTTTTCATACTTCTCTCGCTCTCTTGTGGCCATGCGTTGAAGAGCGAGGAGGCAGTCATGCAATGACATCATTTTTTCCTCGATGTAAATCACATCACGAACAATTCTATCCTTTGCGTACTCTTCCCGGCTGATTGCGTAGGCATCCGGCTCAATCCATCTTTTTTCCATATTTTTCATCGTATAAGTTTATCAATTCATCCTTGTCGGCCATGGACATGAAGTCGATGACCATCTGCCTCTTTGCGTTGTCGGCAATCAACTTGTGCATCACATTGTTCTTGAGTTCCTCGGTAAATATCAAATTCTCGCCATGCTTGCTGAAAAGGTCTTGGAACGCATAAACATCTCGCCTCTTGTCTCTATCCTTGAGGAATTCAATCGGTGGTGCTTGTGTCTGCCGGAATGCTTCCCGGAAGTAGTATGACCTCCTCTCCTCGATTGATGGCTCGAATGCTCCGATGTCAATCAGTTTTTTGAACTGAAAATCGAGGGTCAAATCGTGAAATGTCGGTTTAGTCACGAAATTCACGAATCCATCACGAACCAATTTCCGCTTCTCCTCCTCCGATGGTTCGGCAAATCCGGTGATGCTTATTTTTTCCGGAGGCAATGTCGAACGATGTGAATGGTCATATCGAAATTGCTTGTACCATCCGTAAATATTCGAGGCCGAAATCGTGGTGAGTTGATTCTCCAATCGGATTTCGCCATATGAGGCCATAGAGATGGCCAAGGTGACATCATCGACCGGAGCATGAGGGTAAACATCCAAAATTTTTTTCACGGCCTCTGAGGCCGTTATTGCGAGAGTTTTCGCATCCGGGTTCAAACCCATCACGAGTGCTGCCTTGTGCAGCGCATCGTTGACCTTCATGACAACCGATTTCGGGTCTGCATTGAATTCATGCATAAGTCTTCCGGGAGCATTGGCAACCTTGGCCAATGCTGCGGAATTAGTTTTCACCATGTTGCTCATCAAATAAATCGTTTATGATGTTCACGGATTGTTGATAATTGGCCATCCGAATGTCCATTTTTGATTGACCGGGATTTCCGGTGGTCGGCCGGGAGAACTTGGAATCGTTGCGATGCCAAGTTGCAAGTCGATTCGGAATCTCGAATGTCTTCTCAAGTTGCCAACGCATTTTTCCTTTTTGATTTTTTTCGCTCCAATAATTGGCAAAACTAAGCAACATCTCCTCTGAATACTTCTCCCGGTATTCACTTACTTTTTCAAAAAAAAGAATTTTCAAGTCTTCAACTTTTTCGATTTGTGCGGATGCCGGAACGGCATCACTAATATCTATTTTACTTTCTTTTACTTTACTTTTCTTTTCTTTATTAGCATTGCGATTTGTATGCGTTCGCATTGCGTTCGCATCCGGTTCTGCAACTTGTTGATTGCGAAACTTTTCCCAACGAGTTAGTGCTGCTTTTTTCGCTCCATTCATGACATTTATTTGTGCTTGAATTCTGCGATTTACCGATGCAGATACGAACGCATTTTCATCGCATATAAACAAATCAAAGTCATGCACTACGGACTCGACAAGGTCGCATTGCACTCGCAATTCGAACGCAATGCGTTCGCATTCCGAACGCATAATCTTTCCCGATTCCTCATATAACATCTCAACGATGCACCAATAAACACCGACTCCGGCCATTCCGTGTCGCATCGCTAACTTGACCAACTTCCGGTCATTCCGGGCATTGAAATCGTGGCTAAAATACTCTTTCATAAAAATTCGAATCCTTGTGCATAAATTACTGATTCTTGAGTGCGGAACGGATTCTCGGATTCGGTGAAGAGATGGCCGAGCATCTTGATTAGCATCCGGGCCTCGCCCATGCCCATTTCAATCATGACCTCTCTTTCAATGCCATCAACGCAATCGCTCATGTGCAATTGAATCACACCCATTCCTCTCTGCTTATGAACAGAACCGATGACAAGGTTCATCCGTGTCTTCATCTCGGTCGATGAATGCAGAATCGGCTTCCGACCTTTGCCGTTCCATTTTTTCGCTTTCGTTTTTCTAATTTCCATTTTTGAATTTGGTTAATAAATCGGCCACGAACTGAGGAACTGATGAGACACCACATCGTGGTCAGTCGCTCAATCCGTGGCCGGATGATTTATGATGTTGACCGGGTCTCACACCGGACTCGATTTCTCAAGTCCGGCAAAACACGGAAATCATTTTTGTTCGTGCAAATTAATTTTGCATTATGAAATAATAACCGAGAAACGCAATCGCCTCCATGATTGCCAAGAATGCGAGAATTGTGGTGGTGACCCGGTTCTTGTGAAACTTATTGTTGATTTCATCGGTTATGTCATCATTTATGAATCCGAGCATTCCTACGGACTCCTCAAGAGATAAATTGCGTTTCTTGAGGTCATCAATGGCCTTGGCCAATTCCGAATTCCTCCGGTGGAGGTCATTGCGTTCATGCTTGAAATAGTCGGCAGTCTTCCGATATGAATCCTTTCGCTTTACTTGCTCCTCCCGGTTGATTATGGTGTTGACAATTGCCATCGGCAACCATAGTTTCACAACTTGGCCGGATGCCTCTTTTCCCTCGACTTGATAATACTTTGTCTCTGGGTTCGAGTTGATAACCGACCACTCGCCCAAGTGCATAATTTTGAATGTGAGTTTTTCCATGATGTTTTTTTGATGCAAAAAAAATGGAATTATTGGAAATACCAATCAATCAAAGAAATCGCATCATCGAGTGACCAAGTGATGCAGACCAACCATCCGGAATTCACCAATCGGTCGGTCACGGAAATCTGATGCTCTGATGGCTTATTCTTGCCGACCTTGAGTTCAATTGCCAATCCGGAAAACCCATGCCGGGCATCCAATATCATGCAGTCCGGAACTCCGGGAAGAACTCCCATTGCCTTGAGTTTCGATGCCTCGATGGCATTCCTCGACCCACCATTCGGGCAATGAAACCATAATGCTCCGTTGAACTTGAGATAAATGGCAACGGCTTTTTGAAACTCATCCTCCTTGCCAATGTATGGCTTGTGAATGAATTCCGGTGCTTGGCCGTGCATCCGGCCCGGCTGATGGCTCAGAATCGTTTTTTGCATTATTGGGAAATTGGCTAATATTGCAACGCAAATCAAATCAAGAATGGAAGAAAAAGCATTGAAAATGTATCACTACTCCAAGGTATATGGAGTTCCCCCCTATAAGTTAACCCGGTGGTTGCATAAGTTCGAGACCATCATGGTCGATGGATATGTCAAACCATGGATAATCGACAACGAGAAAAATCGAAGATTGGCTCTCTCGCTGATTTTCTCGACCAAGTCAACCCGGCCGAAGTTGCCACGATTGACAATCGATGAATTCATGGCCAAGTACAATGTCTCGGCCAACGAATTGAGAACTCGGTGGAACTCACTTGTCAAGGAGGAGAGCAATGGCCTCGTGCTGATTGCTGACATTGCCACCAACCGGAAACACATTGCAGAATTGAGAAGAAACTGATGGCACAAGTGACATTTGAGGCACTTGCTGATTGGCTAATCAGCGAGGCCGAGGCCGGAGAGAATCACGAATTGCATCTGCTGCCGATTCCGGCCGATGGCATTCCGACTGCTGATGAATTTTTTGGCCAACTCATGGGCATTCTTGACCTCCCGGCACATGGTGACATCATCGACCATGATGGCTCGCAATGGCTCGTTATCCGGGCATTCGGGATGTACTTCGTACATTCGTATGAGTACGATGTGAACGAGGCAGTACGAACGATGCATGAAGTTCATGAGTTCATCGATTCGACCGAGGAGAGTGCAGAGGAGGAGTCGCAGAATCTCCGTGATACTTACGATTCACTCCGGAAAGACCTCGATTCCGGTCTCTAAAATTTTTTTTCGATTTTTTCTTTTTGTCGCTCAATGAGTTACAAATTATTTTCATTTTTCGTGAAAAATAATTTTGCAGATTCAAAAACTTGCCGTTCCTTCGCATCACTAACCAAGAGCAAAAAAGACATGAAACTCACTAAAATCGAAACAATCGAAAAAATTGAATCCGGAGCAGTACTTGTAAAAAAGTTCGAACGGATGTATGGTACTTACTTCTTTATGAATTGCCCCGATGGAACTACAATTTGGAATCTCAATGAGAGCCATTGTAAATCAATCATCGCATCCGGTGCTTTTAAAAAGACAATGGTCGATTCAAATATGTTCGAATTTTCAAAATAATCTCTCACTAAAAAAAACAACGCACACCATGACAACGCAAGAATTATTATCACGCATTGATGCTCGCACAACAACATCTTATGGCCACTTTCGTGTCACCATTCAGTATCGTGGAAAGCAGTATAGCTGCACAACCACCGATTCAATGGCATACGATAAGCATCTCGATGAGGATGCGAAAGGATTCCATACTCAGAAAAGCGCATTGAAAGCATTGTGGAACGAATGCAAGCGCAAGAACAATCTCTACTAAGTCACCAATTCAAATTTCAATACTTATGATTACTGCAAAAAGCACATCGACCATCGTTTCCGAGCCAATCCCGGCCGGAACTTATCTCGCCCGGTGTTATTCCATGGTTCATCTCGGAACGCACGATGATGAATATCAAGGCCGAGCCAAGAAGACAAACAAGGTTCGCATCACATGGGAGTTGCCGACCGAACTCAAGGTGTTCAATCCGGAGAAAGGAGAGCAACCAATGGTTGTCTCCAAGGAGTTCACCTTGTCCATGTCGGAGAAAGCCAATCTCCGGGCATTCTTGACCTCATGGCGAGGCAAACCATTCACGGCAGAGGAGGCAGCATCCTTCGACATCACCAAGTTGCTCGGAGTGCCATGCCAACTTTCAATCATTCACGAGCCATCGAAAAAAGACCCATCGAGGATGTACGAGAGAATCAGCAGCATCTCCTCCGTGATGAAAGGAGTCACTTGTCCGGCTCAGATTAACCCGACATTCATGTTCTCGTTGGAGGCATTCGACCCGAACGCATTCGCAGCACTCCCGGATTGGCTCAAGGACATCGTGAGAAACTCCGATGAGTATAAGGCACTCTCTGCTCCGGCAGAGCAGCCACAAGTCGCTCAGAGCGATTCTCCGACCTCTATCGTTGATGATGGCATTGACCTCCCATTTTAATCATGGAAAAGTTAACTATTTCAATACTTCGCTCAAGTCAGATGGAAAATATAATATCACTTTTGAAATTCTCCCCTCGTGGTGGGGAGATTTCAAATGCTGCCGATGTAATCGCAGCAGAAGTCATCGATGGCCACGAAGATGGTCTCCAACTCCTTGTCGGCATCAAGGCCGTTCAGAAATTGCTCGATGCCATCACCGAACGCATCGAGGAATCAGCACTCAACGAGGCACTCCTTGAGGCGAAGAGATTCGAGAAGTTCGGAGCGAAAATCGAGGTCAGAGAAGTCGGCACTCGGTACAACTTTGATGGTTGCCAAGACCCGGTTCTTGTCCGGTTGGCAGAGGCGAAAAAGCAATGGTCAGACCTCGAAAAAGACCGCCAAACTCTGCTCAAGACTCTTCGTGGCAAAACCGAGATGCTCGACACCGAGACCGGAGAAATTATCTACGCATTGCCTCCGATTAAGACATCAAAAACCGGAGTTGTGATAACTTTGTGAATCCTAAAAGATAGGTGTTAATTTGGTTAGTTAAACAAAAAAACCCGGCTTTTGGCCGGGTTCTTTGTTTAAGAATACCCATCCGAGTATCCATCGGAGTATGCTCCGATGAATCCCGGACTTAGGTAAAAAGTGCCTCGAATACTCCGTTCACACCTTCGTTGGTATCTCCGGTTGCGAAGAGGTCAGTCGGAGGAGTATAGCAATCGAAGAATTGCTCAAGATAGCAAGTGTAACTTTCTGAACAAGAATCCTCAAGAATTCTCACATCGGCCTTTACTGATGGCATTCCGGGGAGAGGCATTGTGAATCGCTCCATGTCACCGATGCGACCATATTGGCCAACATATTGGAGATATGGTGTATAGATGGCAGAACCGGGAGAGAAAATCAACGCACCATTCTCGTTGCCGAGTTGAGTCACGATGTTCTCATCATAATAGTATTGAGCGATTCCGGTGTTGTCACGAACGGCAGCGAAATTGATACCATTCGCTCCTTGGCCGAAGTAGCGAGAATCGTTCATCCAAATGCGTTGCAATGCACCCGCACCACCGATGATGATTGGCGCACCTTTGAATCCGGTCTTCATGATTTCTTGCTTCATTTGGAACAGACCAATCGCATTGATTTCACCATTCGTTCCTTCCACATCGAATGTCTTGGAGGCAGCACCACCGACCCATGTTCCTTTTCCGGTATCCATGATGTCGAGAAGTTCGATGTTGATTGCTTGCACAAGAGCATTGGATGCTGCTTGGAAGTCGGTGAAAAGTTCACGAATCACGGAGAGTTCAGTCTGAGCAGCACCGAGGGCATTGGCTCGCTGCACGATAGTCCCCGGCTGATTGCTCCCGGTTAGTCTCACAAGTTCAAGATACGATTCGCAGTATATGCGAATCTGAGCCTCAGTCATTGTGAAGTTGATTCCCTTGTACTTAGAGACCTCAAATGTGTCCTCAAGATATTGAAGAGTATCACCTTCGCCCACGGCACATTCCTTCGTGTCAGATGCAGCAGAGGCGAGCAGTCGCTGCTTGTAAGCAACACGAACTTGCTTGGATTGTCCCGTGCCATTGTCATTAGCAAGGCGAATAACTTGACCGGGAATCATGTTGGATGGGTCGGTCAGAGCAGCGAGCGCACCACCATGAATGTTCACATTGAGTGCGTTGTTGATTAGATTGTCGGACAATGAAGTGAGAATTGCCGGACAAATATTGTTTGTTGATATTGGCATGATTAAATCGATTTTTCGGCTCTTGCTGCCGTGTTGGCAATATCAGCCAAGGCAGAGGTCAAGTATGCCGGAAGTTTCTGAGGAGTGCCTCCCGGATTGACCGGGTTGATTGTGGGAGTGCCGAAAGAGGCCGGAGATGAACTGCCACCATTCATGCCGGGTTCTTTCAAAAGTTTATTTTCTTGCAAAACTAATGCTTGGAGTTCGGAATATCCAAATTCTTTTCCGCTGACAACAAGAGGCAGCGATTCATCCTTGGCATTCACGATTCGTGCTTGGTTGGCATCGGCATCGAAAACTACCTTACCACCAAGTGCATTGAGTTTGTCATTTATGACTGCCTTGTATGCCGGAACTCGTGCCGATTCCGGGATTGCATCGTTCCATTGGATTCCGGCCAATTGTGCCTTCTCCCATAAATCTTGCATCCGAGAAACATACTTCGATTCAACGGCAGAGACATCGCTCTGCGCTTTCCGAACGGCCTCATCATACTTTGCTTGAGCCTCGGCAATCTTGGCAACATATTCTTCTGATTGTGCCTTATTGGTCGATTTCCCGGCTTTCTCCACGAGGTCATTGAGTGCCTTGAATGCGAGTTTCACTTTGTCACCGGAATTCTTGGTTGCCTTGATTTCCTCGATGACCTCTCCCGGCAATGGGGAGTTCTTGGCGAGTGAAACAATCTCTTCATCATATCCCATCATGAAATTCCGGATGAAATGCGTTTTGAGGTCGAGATTGTTTTTGGCAATATCGAGAGTCAGCAGATTCGACTCGAACTTCTGAGCGATTGGTTCGGGAACTTCGATGTCACCGAGTGATGATGCCGAGAGCATCATTGCGAAGTCGGAATCCTCTGCGAGTCCGGCTCTCTTGCCTTGTTGATTCAAAAACTCTCTCAGATTCATAACGGCAATTCATCGAGAGATTGTTGGATTTCTTCCTCGGTCAACGGAGCAGATTCGACCTTCTTTTTCTTGGCCTTCTTCGGCTTCTCTGCGACCTCCTCGTTGGCTGCTGCCTCTGCTGCCATCTCTGCCATGAGTTCGGCCTTGAGTTGTGCTTTGAGGTCATCAATCAATTTCGGGTCGCTCAGAGAGTTCATGTCCGGCTGAGAAGTCATCCCTCCGGGAGTCACTCCGAGAGGCATCACGATTCGCCAAATTCTCGACCTCTTGTTGAGAGGCAATTGCAGATTCCGCAATGCGTTGGTCGCATTGGTTATCACCTTGATTGGCCGATTCTGAAACCCGGTTTTCGGGTCTTTCTCCCATCGTACCACTTCCACCCTTGCTTGAGGCCCGAATTGGGCAATCGCTCTCCGGATGTAGTCTAATCCATCATTCATTTGTTTTGAATTTTGATTTTTGTGAAACATTTCGCAAATGTGCGAATTTGATTTTTCAAATTCAAATCAGCACTCCCGGCAATCAATGCGTTCGAGCATCGTGAAGTCGATGGTGAAGAATTGGGTCTGAGTCTGCCTCTCGTTGATGCCGAAGAAAGTCCGAGCATTCTCCCGATTCGAGAAACTCGAATTCCCCAATGTCACTCGTGCGACATTGTTCAATGATGCTGCCATAACCGCCTCCATTCCGGCAACCTTGGAATTCACCACGAGTCTGAATTGGATGTCTCGATTGATGATGTGACTCCGGCCTCCACCGGGTTGAGTATTTGGCCGGGCCGACTGCCGGATGAAAAAACACACGATGTCGAAGTTGTCATTCACGGAGCAGAATCGTTGTCCATCTGCGGTCACATAGTTTCCGGCATCGCTCGGAGTTACGGCTTCAACGGCTTCGCCATAGTTGAGAATCTTGAGACCGGGGAGTGCCTCGATGGTATCGCATATCGTGCTGAATGGAGTTATTAGTTTTATCATTTGAGAATTTGATTGATGATTCGGTTGAGAATTTGCATCGCTTGCTCTTCCTCCTCTTTACTGAGCGCAAAGATAGGCCCGAATCTCTTCTCATGGTATCCGGCAATCTTGGCCGACTCTGCGTTCTTGAATCCGACTCCCCACGAATTATCATCCAATGGTGAGGGAATCCAATCTCCGAACATTGCTCCGGTCAGAGTGAGGTCGATGAAATCGGTTTGCAATCCGAGCGACTGCCGGAACTCCTTGTATCCTCCGTAAAATTCATCCGTGTCACCGAATGCTTTCATCCGCTTGCTCATCTGCTTTTTGTTGGCAATCGAACCGAATTTCCCGGTGATTTTGCCAAATGCCAAGGTCTTGGTCGAGTATTCACCAATCTGCGAACCATCGGCTTTCTGACCATCGTTCTGCACTCTCTTGGCCACGGCAGCAGCACCATCGATTGCGAGTTCACGCAATACTCGGTTCACATCACCGATTGCCTTGAGTTGGCCGAGGTGATTTTTGAAGAGGTCAGATGTCGAGTTGAATACTTGCATTTTTTTTGACTCTCAAATATTGTGATTTTGAATGACTTGTGCCGGAGCGAAAAAAATATTTCACTTTTTTTCATCCAATATTTTGCAGATTCAGAAATACGTTATTGCTTTGCACTCACTAACCAACAACACCTTATGATTTCTATGGTTCAAGTCATCGTTTATCGTATCACGGATTTGGGAAATCCGTTTTACTCTGCCAACTTCCAAGAGCATGAATGTGCTTCTTCCAATTTGGCCGATGCAGCATCGTTTGCTGCTCAAATCAACTCCAATGCGAACTTGTTCGCACGAGTTCAAGTTCAATGTTTCACCGGGGAGGAGTAATCCTCCCCATATTTCAAAAATGGATATGCACAATTCAATCATCGGAAGTATTGAGAATGTAAGGATTCACTCTCTCGACAATTACTTGTTCATCAATGGCACTCTCTCGGCCAATTCCGGAGGTCTCAGCCATGCTCAGAATCTCATCCACAACTTGGGAGGCACTCTCTCCGTTGTTGCATGGAGAATTGATGTGTTGGACATGGACATGGCATTCATGGCCGTAACCATCGACAACTTGGACATCGGCCTCAACATCCGAATCACCATCGATATCAGTCCGGAGATGGCAGCGAAACAAATCGAGGCATGGCATGGCAATGATATTATGAAATGCAAGAGGAGATGTGGCCTTACTCTCATCGACAATTCGTATCTTGTTCCCTCATCTGATGATTCAAAGTATGAATGGAAAAAGAAGTCCGTGGTCAATTGAGGCCATCGTGGCCGGAGGATTCATCATCCTCATCTTGGTCATGATTTTTCGCAGCATCATCGCCAATCAATAAAAAAAGAACCCGGTCAAAAACCGGGTTTTTTCTTGTCATCAAAAATGGAAAAACTTATGATTACGGACGATTGAATCCTTGCTGAATCAACCCGGAATTTTCGCAGTTGAAACACAAGTCTTCTCCTTTTAGATTGAGTTGATTCGCCCATGTGGCGATTGATGAGTTGTAATTGTCGAGGAATGTGGTCATGTTTCGCTCGGTCAATTCTCGATTGCTCTGAGCGAAGTAATTCGCACGAGGCGATGAGATTTTCGCCCATAATATTTGAAAGCATAGGAGATTCGCCCATGCATCGGTGAGATATTCCTTTTCTCGGCAAATGAATTGGTCAAGTGAGCAGACAAGGTCTGCATCTATATAAACTCCGGACTGCGTTGAATCGCTCGTGTAATCGACTCCGAGGCCGTAATTCAACGGAGCAGTCACCGGGAAGATGTTCCATCCGTTGTTCATTATCCACGAGAATCTCTGACCACATTCGATGTCGAATTGTTCCCAACCATAATCCATGAACGAGCCAACCAATGTGTCCACAATTGAACAATCAACGGCAACCATGATGTTGATTTTGTCAAAATCGCTCACAAATGTCTCGTTGATTGGCACATAATTCATCCCCGGTGCGAGGTCTGCCGTGCCGGAGTAAATCACCGAGCCATCTTGAGTTTGAAAAAACTTAAACGGCACTCCCATTGATGGATGTGGCCCGGCATTATAGATGTACAATTGCCGGATGCGGAGGCCGAGATACTTCGACCCTTCGACCGACACGAAGACTCCTCGGTATTCTGCCGAGGCCGGGAGAGGAGTAATCTGCGACCATTGCTGCACATATTGCTTGGAAGTCCGAAAAAGGACTTGGTCGAGTCTCGCCTCGGCCACCGAGAAAAGAACCTTCTGCACATCCATCCGGAATCGTTGGTATGCTGCTCTCTGAGTCGATGCCCAAAATCCGGCATAGGATGCTTGCTCCGGAGTGCTGATTGATTCGAGCAACTCCATTCCCATTCCGGGGTAATCGTTGATGTAAACACCGGAAATCGGGTCGCTGCCTCCACATGAGAGCAGACCAACATAATTCGTGAGACAATTCATGGCGATGATTTTCGCAAAGTTATGAATTTGATTCTTTTTCTCCGCTGGCATTCAGAATTCGGAAAATCTTATTCGATAATCCGACCCAAACTCCGAGAACTTGAGCGAGAATGAAGAGGAGGATATTGTCGGTCGATTGAACTCGGTTGACCTTGTAAAGCCAACCGACTCCAATCAGCAGACCAACGAGGATTGCCGTGACTGCCGTGTATGCATACACTTGCATCCTCTTATTGTACTGCCTTTCGGAATTCACATTCCCGGAAATAATCCCCGGAGTAGACCTCCCACGAACTTGCCTCTTCGCTCGGCCCGGTCTGACTTGGTTGTCTTCACTTGTTGGCATGAATCGAGATACATCGTTGCTTTTGCCATCTTGATTGTTGCGTTCTGCATGGAGTCAAGTCGCATCTCGTTGTGAGCGATTCGCATCGTGAGACCCATGTTCCATTCCTCCAATTTCTTGGCCGACTCAATGTCTCGTTGGTATGCTTGGTTGTCAAAATAGAAATTGACTCCGATGGCAATCAGAATCAGAACCAATGCCAATCGCTCAATGATAATAGTCATTTGAAGATGTTTTTGAATTCCCAAACGATTGATTTCAGCACTCCGACCTTCTTGGTCTCATTCCCTTCAACGATTGTGAAATCGTGTTGCTTGGCTTTCTTGTATAGGTCAATGAACGCATTCAGCAATCGCACGGATAGGAGCAGAATCCATCCGTAATGGAGGAGGAACGATTCAATCGTGGATAAGTCCGGAGGCATCACTTCTGCCAATTGCACCCATGCGACTACGGCATATGCCGGGATGTCTGCGAGAAAGTGATATATCGTGTCTTTCATTAATTTCGTAAAGTATTGCACAAAAATATCGGCAAATTGCATTCATAATTTCTCCAATTTATGGTCACATCACGAGATTGTTTCGCCAAGTACGGCAAACCCGACCCGGCAAATCCATGCATGACTTTATGGGATGTTCCGACATCACTCGAAATCGGGATGATACCGAAACGCATTTATTGCAACAAGGACATGGTGATGCCTCTGAGCATCGCATTCGGGAATCTCATCAACCGGGGATTCGTTGCTGAACTCAAGACATGGGATGGTTGTTTCAACATCCGGAAAATCCGGGGAGGCAATGCCATGTCGCTGCACTCATGGGGAGTTGCCGTTGATGTCAATGCGTTCAGCAATGGCCTCGGTAAAGAGCCAACTCTCTCACCGGGATTCGTGAAGTGCTTCACCGATGCCGGGTTCGATTGGGGAGGAACTTGGAAACGCAAGGATGGGATGCATTTTCAACTTGCGAAAATCAAGTAGTCAATCTAACAACATACGAGGGTCGATGAATGGCTGCAACTCCGGGTTTTTCGCCCATTCGACCGGGGAATACACGAAGTCATTGACTTGACCTTTCATGACCTTTTCGTGGCGATTCGTACCGAGTACGATGTCTTCCGGTAATCCATCCGGAAATGCAGCACAAGTCACGATGTTCAAAGGTCTCCAATGAATACAAGTGCGACATGGCAGTTCTTTTGCTTCCATTACTTTTTGAAATATTTATTTACGAGTTTTCCGATTTCTGATGCCCATTTTGATGGCCGGGAGTGCAAATGAAAATTCGCAAATCCCTCGGCAAAGAATTCATCGACATTGGTCTGCGAGTAGTCTCCGAGATAGTTTCTGCGGAATGACTCTTCGAGTTTCATGAACTCCGGAGATGTTCGCAAAAATCTCGCATCTGCCTCGGCTATCTTGGTCATGTCTGCTCTTATCCCTTGTTTGTAATCAACAAACAATTTGTCCATTTCACTCCAAAATTGACTCGATGATGGTTGAAATGCTCGACTCTGAGAAATGAAGTGAGCGAACTCATGCACCGGAGTCGCAATGCGTTCATTGACTTCATCAACGATTGATTTCGGCATTGAGATTCTGTTTTTTGGCAATCTTGACAAAACCCGGTCGAGGTCAACTCCGCTGCCAAAATTTACTTCCACATACAATCGTTTTCCGTTCGAAAGAGAACTTACAACTCTGCCGTAATAATCATTTTTTTGCCGAAAAATCAATTGGCTTTGCCATCCGGTTTTTCCATCAATTCGGTACATATTGGCCAACTTATCAATCGCTGCAACTTGCTCACGCAATACATCTGCGGACACATCACGAGCGACAATTGTTTTCGAAAAACTCAGACCATAGTTTTTTTCAAGTGAATCGTTTAGGTATTGCTTCAATCCATCAATGGTTTTCGGCAATCCGGATGTATCTCCGGCAAATCCCTTCGGTGGTTTCGGAGTTGGCAATGGCTTCGGCAAAACCGGAGGAGCAGTCATCTGCGGAGGGATTGCCGGAGGAGGAGGAGCGACCGGAGGCGATGGTGGAGTCGCTGCCGGAGGAGTGATTCCTTTCGCCCGGTTATACTGCTCCTCAGTCACGGGCCAAATCTTGTGTCGACAATTATATCCTCCGGCATAGGAGAAAATCGTTGTTGAGTTTGTTCCGGCCATCTTGCCATCCCATGTCTGAGATGCCCATTTCTCGACCTCTTCCTTCGTGTAATACTTCCCGGCTCTTGATTGGCAGAACTGCCTCGTGTCTCCGATGATTGTTCCTTGGTACAAATAATGCCTCATACCGAGGTCTTCGGAGATTGTCTGCAAGTATTCACGATTGAAGACCATCAACGAGTCATTGGTTGTCTGCTTGATGTAGTTTTCAAGATATGCCTTGCGTTGCGGAGTGCCTTCGATGAACTTCGCCAAGGTCTCCATCAGAGTCGCTCGGTCAGAGACTCCGGCAATATTGGCTTTCAAGACCTCTTGAATCGCATTGCCGAAGTTGTCAACGATGCCTCCACCGAGGAGTGCATCCTTGGTGATGGCGATGTTGGATTCGAGAATTGCGTTGTACAACTTCCGGGTCGGCTCAAAATCATCCATGGTTGACCCGATGAATTGGTCGGTCAGATTCTTGATGGTCTTGAACTCGTTGGTCAACTTCAAGACCTCTCGTTGGTAGTCCGGATTCTTGACCACGAGGTCTCCCATCTTTCTCTTGAGGCCGATGAGTTCTCGCAATGTCTTCGCCCGGTCATTCGGGTCGAGAGAGAGATTGGCAGCTACTCTCTGCACATCACGAGAGAGAGTTGCAAAGACCTTCGGCAATGCTCCGGCCATGCCGTTTTCGAGCGAGACCTCAAGGTCTCCCAATTGCTTGATGATTGCTCGTTGCTTCGGAGTTAGCGCATCCAACGGGTCTGCCATGGCCTCAAATTTACAACTTCCGAATCATTTGTCATTCTGCGATTTCATTGCTATTTTTCGCAGATTTAAGAACATCGAAAATGGAATATTTATATGATAATGTTCCTCGGTTCATGGAGGCCGAGGCGAGGGTTCAGCGCATCCTTGAGGCGAGAGGATATACAATCCTCCGAACATCCGGAGAGTTCAACAAGGCCGACCTTTTTCTCGGAAAAGAGGTCGATGGCCGGAATACACTTGTCGGAATAGCAGAGGTCAAATCACGAGAGTATGCCGGGAATGTTCCGTTGACTCTCGAATACATCAAGAACTCCGGTGGTTATTTGGTTTCGTACCACAAACTTGACCATGCTGCCAAGTTGAGCGAGTTGCACGAAGTTCCGTTTTTTCTCATCGTGAATCTGATGCTCACTCGGCAATTGCTATTCTTCCAACTTACTCATCACACCGGGAAATTCGCCACCAAATTCATCACCGAGCGAACCATCACGCAGAAGTCATCGAACGGAGGAACGGCCAATCGGCTCAACGCATTCCTCCCGGCTGATGGCGAGTTTTTTTCGGTCACCAAGTATTAACATGAATAATTTCCAAAAGTACGGAATCACCATGCTCTCGGCTCTGATTCTTGAGGCCGGGTCAACGATGTACATCGCTGCCGTGGCTGACCGCCATGCGATGATGTTATTTTGGGCATTCATCGGGCCATTCTTGAATCTGCCGTTCACCGGGTTCATGTTGGAGACCAAGACATGGAGGCAACGATTCGCTCTCGCATTGTCCATGGCCATTGGATATTGCCTTGGCTCATTCGTTGTTTATTGGCAGCGATTGTGACCGAGGAAAAAATATTTCAAATATTTTCATCCAATATTTTGCAGTTTCAGAAATATGGTATTCCTTTGCTCTCACTAACCAAGTACAACAAAAAAGTCATGCAAAATCTCACAAACATCCTCCTCGCTCAGACTGCCGAATTCAAATCAGCATTTATCGCAAAAACTCAAGCATTCGCAATTCGTGAATTCGCTCGTTTCGAAAAGATTGCTTCATGGGACAAGGCAGAATGGTGCAAGTTTTTCGGACTTACACCAAGTATTGGAAAAATTTACAATGGAGTTCAATATATGGAATTCCCAAACAATTTC